CTGATAAAGAAGACGGACAAATTGCATTAAATCAAAATGCCATTGGAAAATATTTAGGTCTTACTAAAATGACAATGATTAGACATTTCTCAAAGATGAGAGAATTAGGTTTAATTTCCATTAAAGATAAAACAAAATATACAACTAATAGTAATTCAAAGTGGTATTCAAATTTATATTCTGTAAATCAAGACGGAATAAATGAATACATTAAAAATAAGACTAACTATGATGTATTAGATAACTTTGAAGAAGAATCAAAAGTATATTATGAATTTATGACATTGATTAAGACTTTATATAATGAGAAAAGATTATCCGAAATGTCAGAAGAAGAAAAGGAATTAGAAATCAAGAAGATTGAAAAGAGAGAAAAGAGAGATAAAGAGAAATTAGATAATTTAAAGAATGAGAATAAGTATTATTTAGATTTATTAAATGAAGTAAACAATGATATTATTCCTATGAATTATCTTAATGAAAATAGAAAAAGATTAACAAATGCGTTATGTGTAACCAAAAATCCAGAAATTCCTGGTCACGAAAATGATATGGTTAGAAAGAAAATGTTATCAAATTTCTTTAATACAGATAAAAATATAGTAGAATTTGATACAAATGCTAGTATTTATAGATTATCCTATGCTTTAGGAAATAATAAATTAGCAAACCATACAGACGATATATATAGATTAGTATTTAACGAATGTAATTTTAATGTATATTGGGCAAAAACATTTAGAACTAATTTTAAAGAATTACTAATGCCTATATATATGAAAGAGGGTTCTATTGAATATACTTGTTTTGAATATAAAAAACAGCGTAGATGGAAATATTTTATCTCAAAAGAAATGGAAAAGAGATATAATTTCTATAAATATTTTGAAGATACCTTACAAATGGATTTAAAGGATATTTTAACAACTGTTCAAAAGGCAATGCACAAGGTATTTAATATGGATAAATTCTATCAATCAAATATATTTATTCACGAATCTAATTTACATATTTTAATGTTAAAGAGATTTAAGGAATTAAATATTCAAACCATTGATGTATATGATGGATTTTATTTTATTGAGGGAACTATGACACAAGAATTATATAATGAAATTTATGATGACGCATTAAATTCATTATTAGAAAATATGAGATAAGAGGGAAATTATTATGAAGTATAAATTTATAGGAAATGCTTATTTATTAGGGGTTAAATTAAATCAAGAAGAATTAATATTAGAATTTGAGAAAGAGAATGTAAGTTTAGCACAAGCAGTAAATTCTATTATTTTTGGTGTAAAGGGTAGAATTAAAACATATACTGACTATACTAATTTTGTAGATGTAAATAGTTTTGTTATTTTAGACGGACAATTTTATTATGATGATATAAAATATGATATGTTTGAATTGCAAATTCCTAATACTATTGAGAAGATGGCAAAATTGAATAAGAATGGTACTTATACATTTTTTGAAATTCCAGAGAAAATTGAACAATTATATTATATGAAAGTCCTTAATAAAAATACATTTAAAAAGGAAGAATATAAAAAAGCAACTATTGAAAATCATCATTTAGGACTATTCTATAATGATTATTTAACTTGTTGGAATTGGTATCATTTGAATAAACAATTTAAATCTATGTATAATGAAAAATATCCTAAAAATTGGTTTAATTGGGATAGTAATAATAAAGTATATAGAATGTTTGATAATGTTTTACAAGTTAAGGAAATTTAAAATATATACAGAAAAATAAATTATTGATATAATAAATTTATATTTATAAGAAAGTAGGTAATTTATATGTCAAGATTTATGCGTAAAAGTTATTATGAAGAATTAGTAATAGATATTCTTGATAATATTGAAGAGATTAAAGAAAATATAGAAATATATAAATATTATTTTCTAAATGATTTAAAATATACTGATTCTAATTGGGTAGTTGTTCCATTAAAATTAAACACTTGGATAAAAGACACAATAAACGAATTGGTTATAATAACACCAAAAAATAAAGATTATAAAAAGATACAAAAAATGTATAATTTAGATGACATCTTTTTATATAATAATATAACTTATATGTGTACATTAAAATATAAAGATATGTATTTAATTATACCCTATTAAAGAGATGATTTTTAAGAAAGGAAATTAAAGTAATGTTAGATTTAATTGCAAAAAACAAAGAAATGTTAGATGCAAAAGCATATAATATAGCAGACACTCGTTTAATGATGAGAATTGCAAGTCTTAAAACTATAAATGATTATGATTTGTATTTAATTGCGTGTTGTTTATGTAATTATGATATTGAAGAAAAATCAGATGCAAGAGAACTTCGTATGGAATATTTCCTTAAAACTAATAATGGTTCTATTGTTGGATTTGAACACGGAGAATCTGATTATGGTATTGTTGGAAAATCTGATATTAAATGTACTAATACAGGTAATGTAAATAAATTTGGTTTATATGAATATGAAATCAATGTAAATAATAAAGACCTAGTTTCTGATTTATGGGAAAAGAAACCAAAGGATTGTCTTAAATATGTGGATAACAAAACCTATGAAGATAAACTTATTGTTTCTATTAGTAAATCTCAATTAGATAATTTTATGGCTATGTTAGATGAATTAGTTATTGATTATGAAATTTCAGATTTACAAAAGGGTTTAATTTATACAAATAAATCAGGTAATGAATTGATTGATATTTCTACCTTAGATTTACCTTTTGAACCATATCAATATCAAATAGAAGACGCTAAAAGATTAGTAAGTAAAAAAAGAGCATTACTAGGACACGATATGGGCTGTGTATCAGGAAATAGTATAGTTCGTATTAAAGAAAGAGGAAAAAAAGCAACACGAGAAATAACCGTTTCTAATTTATTTAATTTGTTTGAAGAAGATAATACTATTCAAATTAAATGTTTAGTAAATGGAAGATTTGCTTATATGCCTATCAAAGCAGTAATTGATAAGGGTGTTCGTGATACTATTAGATTAGTTACAAAAGATACTAGACTTGAATGTACTACTGACCACGAAATTTATACAGAAAAGGGTTGGGTAGAATCAAAAGATTTACAAGTTGGAGATTATATTGTTACAAATGAATTTGGAATTGATATACCTAATCATTTGATTAATTCGATTAAAAACAATATTGATGTTAATAAAACAATTAATGAAAACTGTGATTATATATATACATCAAAAGTAGGTATTTCAGAAATTATTAGCATAGAAACTTGTGATACTCAACAAGTTTATGATATTGCTATTGACGATGTAGAAATTCATAATTTTGTTTGTAATAATATTGTTGTTCATAATTGTGGAAAGACCTTAATTTCAATTTTAATTGGTCAAAGTTTAGATATGCCTAAATTAGTAATTTGTCCAGAGTCATTAAGATTAAATTGGTTAAGAGAAATTAAACAAGTTAAAAATGACGCAGATGTACAAATTTTATTAAGTAATGAAACACCTCATTTTGGAGAAGATTGGACAATAGTTGGTTATCAAACTGCAAGTAAATTTATTGATAATTTAATGAAATTTGAGTGTATCTTTGTAGATGAATGTCACAACTGTAAGGCTGTAAATAATTGGGGAAAACCGTCAAGTAAGAGAGCCGATGCAGTAATTACATTGGCAAATAATGCAGAGTATTGTTATTTATTATCTGGTACTCCAATGCCATCACATAATAAAGATTTATTCAATATTCTTAAAATGTTAAAATGTGAAGCATTTGATTTTAATAATAAATGGGCATTTAAGAATTATGCAGATAAATATTGTGACCCTAAAGAAACATATTTTGGTATGGACTATTCTGGTAATAGTAATTCAGATATGTTACACGGATTATTAAATAAACTAATGATACGAAGATTAAAGAAAGATGTATTACCACATTTAACAAAGCAAAGACAGTTTATTCCTATTGCACCAAAATTCAAAAAGGAATATATGGATATTGAAAAAAGATTATATTTTCCTGAACCAGACGATACTTATATGGGATTGGCTATGACAGGAAGAAAATTATCTAGTCAATATAAAGTACAAACTGCTATTGAATTAGCAGAATCTTTAATTAATTCTGATGAAAGTGTAGTTATTGTTACAAACTTTATTGAAACAGCAGATATATTAAAAAATCATTTTAAAGATAAGGCTTGTGAAATTCGTGGTGGTATGAGTGATAAAGATAAGCAAAAAGCCATTGATGATTTTCAAAGTAAAAAGAAAACTGTATGTATATTAAATATGATGGCTGGTGGTGTTGGTATTACTTTAACAGCAGCACATACAATGATAATGGTTGATTATGCTTGGTTGCCATCAGATATGACACAGGTAGAAGATAGAATTTGTCGTAGTGGTCAGACAGAGAATTGTATGATTTATTATATTTATTGTGAAAATTCTATTTTAGATAATATATTTATTGAGATGATTTCTGATAAATCAGCAAATATAGACGCAGTTGTAGATAATGTAGAAAACACATTTAATTTAAGTGAGGAAAAGTTAGCCAATTCAACTTATATTGATTTACTTAAATCAAAGATTAAAGAAACTAAACCAAAGGCAAAGCGTGGCAGAAAAAAGAAGACTGAATAATGTAGTGCTATTTAATTATAATAAGGAGATTATATTATGGAAGAAAATAAAAACAATATATTAGACGAAAAGACTAATAAAATTGGTAAAGTCACAATTATTGTAGTTGGTGTTATTTTTACTATTATTTTTCTTGTAGTTGGTATTTATTATATTAACAAATATAATGAAGCACAAAAAGCAATTAAAGAAGCACAACAATCAATTTATGCAATAAATCCAACAGAAGAACAAACTACTGAAACCAATAATACTACTACAAGTGATATTACAACTGTTGTAGAAACAGAAAATACAACAGAAACAACTGTTGTAGAATTACCTGAATATACATTTAATGTTGGGGAAGATGCAAATGCAGATAGAACTGATATTGATTGGACTAATATTTCTATTGATGGAAAAATGGTAACATTTCCTTGTACCTATAGTGTATTACAACAAACATTTGGTACATTCTATACAACTGATACAGTTGGTAGAGTGGATAAAGAAGTTATACCAAGTGAAATTGGATTAGTTACAAAATATACAGTAAAAGTAACTCCAACAACAGGAACAGGACTTATTTATTTTATATTTACTGCTGACGAGCCTACTGAATTAACAAATTGTTTATGTACAGGTGTATCAGTAAGTTCTATGTCTACATCTAATGCACCTTTAATTACAACAACATTAAGAGGTGGTATTCATTTTGGTAGTACAGCCGAAGAAATTTTAGACCCTAATGCTTATGAAAAAATAACAGAGAGTTATTCAAATAAGGGTGGAGATTTTGAAATTCATTATAAGAAATTAGGATATGAAATGAGTTTTTATGGTATAAATGGTGGTTTATATTCATTTGAATTTGATTTCAATGCCTACGAACCAAATAATTAAAAAGGAGAGTGAGTATTCGTGATTAAGGGAATTATTAAAATGATTATTGTTGCCTTAATATTTCTAGGATTATTATGGTTAGGCGGGTACTCATTTTCATCTTTTCAACATTCAATAGACCTTAAAAATCCAGGAGAGGTTTATGAGCCATTAATAGATGAATTACCCGATTTGCCTAATGTAGATGTTCCAGATTTACCAGATGTGGAAGACCCATTAGTATCAAATGATGATAATAATTCAGAAGTTGCATCTGATACAGATACAAATTTACCAAATGTAGATATTCCAGATATTAGTGATTATCCTACTGAATTAGAGCCAGTAGATGTAAATTTACCACAAGCAGGAAAAGGCGAGTTAAGTGAAATCGAATTATCTACTACAAGAAATATTAAATTAACAATAAATGGACAATCAATAGAATTAACTTCTACAACTACTGCAAAATTTGTTAAATGGTTAGCAACAAATTATAATGAAGACGAAGAAGTTGAATTTGAAGAATTAGCACCTATTGATGAAGAAACAAGTAGTGAAGAAACTAAAAATCAAATAGAATATGAAACTGTATTAACCTCAAAAGAAGATTTAGATACAATAGTTGCTACAATAACAACTGTTGAAAAATTAGAAGAATTAGATGGTTATGATAGAAATGAATATGAAAAACCAGTACAATCTTATGAATTAAATGGGGAAACATATAATAGAAATGATTATTCTTGGAAGAATAGTGAATTTTTAATTAGTGAAGAACCATTTGAATATATTTGTCCTTATACAGGAGAAACAATTACTGATGAAAGTAAATTAGATTTTGACCATATTGTTCCTTTAAAATCTACATATTTAAGGGGTGCTGATAAATGGACACAAGAGCAGAAAAATGAATATGCTTATGACCAATCAATAGGTATAGATGTATTAAATTCTGCAAATAGAAGTAAATCAGATAAAGGTCCTACTGAATGGTTGCCTACTGAAAATATAGAAGATTATTGTTATAGTTGGATATATATTTGTAGTAAATATAATTTAGTTATGACCGAAGAAGAATTAGAAATTTGTATGGATGAGATAAATACAGCATTAAACAATGGAGAAACAATTCAATTATTAGGAATTGTAAATATACAATAAGGGGGAATTTAATAATGAATACATTAGATAAAATGAAATTCATTACAATATTTGTGGATGTGATAAAATATGATAAAAAAGTTCCTTGTAGTATGTCAGAAGTAGATGCTATTATTCCTTTAATTAAAGAAGATTATCTTAATAATTGGGAAAAGTATTTATATCATCAATCAGGATTACCAGAATTTGAAGATGAAGATGCTTGGGATGATTGGTATGATAATTTAGATTTTGAAGATTTAGATGAAAGAGATATTAGACGTTATGATTTACCTACTGACAAAATTCAAGTAGAATTAGAAAATTCAAATATTTTAATGAGTAATATTCATAAAGTTGTAAAAGAATTTTTTAATGACGCTACTGATATTGTAAATAGTGATAAAAAAGAAAATCCTAAAAATTTCCATTTTTCATATTCAATGGATAGACAAGGTGTATTTGCAGAAATTGGTGCAAATAATATAAGAAGTGGAAATAAGACTTATAAGCAATTAAAAGATAGATTTGATTTACTTATTAAGGATATTGATAAAGCAGTTGCCGATTATAATAAAGTATCAAAAAATAATACATTTTTGGCTATACTACCTAATAAGGATAAATATAGTAGTGTAAACACAATTCCAGGATATGAATTAAGTAGAGAATTTGGATTTACTTCGGTACACTTAAATTCTTCTAATTCAGACGATGACGACTTTAATTCTTATTATTCTGAATTTGGTAATAAGATTTTTAGTATTATAAAAGACGAAAATAGTTTTAATTAAGAAAGGAAATTAAAAAACAGATGAGAAATAGTGGAAGAAAGCCAACAAGAGAAGAGCGTAAATATATCGAGGGAGCTGGACTTGATACTTGGGTATGGTTAGTACAGAAAAATACAACTGATTTTATGCAAGTAATCAATAAAGAAACCAATCAAGAATTTACGATTGATAAGTCTACTATTGAAATTTAAAAATGAGTGCCTATTATAAGTATTTTCTTATGTAGGCACTTTGTTTTATATAAAACAGTTATAAAAATTATTTACAAATTTGTTAAATTGTGTTATAATGAATATAAATTAAACTTGGAGGTAATTATATATAATGAACAAAGAACAGTATATTGAAGCGATTAAGCAGTTAAATTATTACACAAAGAAATATGATGAAGGTAATCCAGAAATCTCTGATGAAGAGTGGGATAATTTATATTTCAGTTGTATTGAATTTGAAAATGAAACAGGTTATATTGACGAAAATTCTCCGTCAGCAACAATTCAGTTTGATGTGGTAAATTCTTTAAAGAAAGTAACACATTCACATCCTATGTTATCATTGGATAAGACCAAAGATGTTAAGGAAATTGAAAAGTTTGTAAAGAAGAGTCCTTGTATTGTTATGGCAAAAATGGACGGACTTACTTGTTCTTTAACATATAAGAATGGAAAGTTAGTTTCAGCAGAAACTAGAGGTAATGGTGTTGTAGGAGAAGATATTCTTCATAATGCAAAGACTATTAAATCTATTCCACAGACTATTGATTGTTTAGATGAAATTATTATTGACGGAGAAGTAATTTGTACTTATAAGGACTTTGAAGAGTTTTCTAATGAGTATAAAAATCCTAGAAACTTTGCATCTGGTTCAATTAGATTAATTGACCCTAATGAATGTGCAAAGCGTAAGTTGACTTTTGTTGCTTGGGATATTATTTCAACTGATGTAGATTTTACTGAAAAACTTTCAATGCTTAACAAGTTTGGATTTGTTGTAGTACCTTATCAGGCTGTTGTTATGGATAATCTTGAAAAACAGCAGAAAGAAATGAAAGATTATTGTGCTACAATGAGTTATCCTATTGACGGACTTGTGTATCGTATCAATGACCAAAAGGTATGGAATGAGCAGGGAAAAACAGAACATCATTTTTGTGGTTCATACGCATTTAAGTTCTATGACGAAATGTATGAAACCACTTTAATTGATATTGAATGGTCTGTTGGTAAAACTGGTTTAGTAACACCAGTAGCAATTTTTGAACCTGTTGAAATTGACGGTACAACAGTACAGAGAGCGTCACTTCATAATCTTACTATTATGGAAGAAGTTCTTGGCACACCTTATGTGGGTCAGAAGATTTGGGTATTTAAAGCAAATATGATTATTCCACAGGTAGCAAAGGCAGAGAAAATTTCATAGAAAGGAATGGAAATTATGAAAATACATCCAACAAAACAGAAAGTAATTGATAGTATTATAACTTTTATTAGTCAATATGATGAAATTACAAAGATGGTTATTTTTGGAGATGTATTAGAAGAGAATATTTCCGAAGATACTTTTATAGATATTGCAATCAAAACAATTACAGAAGAATTAGCATTAGATGATGAATTTGCTTATAATATTGTAAAAGAGATTGATGATATTACAGACGGAAAATTTAGTTTTATCATAATGAATGAACCTAATATTAGTTCTAATACAATGGAATTAATTGAAAGGGGAATTACTGTTTATGAAAAGGCAAAAGAAATCTGATTTAGAATTAAAAGAACAAGGACTACTTTTAATACGAAATGGGTTAAAGGCTTATGAAATTGGAGAGCCTTTACTTACAGATTATAATACTAAAGAAGAAAAAACAAAAGCAGATAGTGCTAATAAAAATTGGGGTTGTTATATGACACAACAATCCATTGAATTAATTATAAAGGGTTTAATTAAGTATTATGGTTGGAATTTTAGAGATGGTCATTTTATTAGTGGTAATGCTAAAATTCTATCTGAATTATCAGAAAGAAATTCCATCTTACGACAATTAGATGATACCCTTTATACACTACAATCTAAATTTAGTTATGTCTTATATAAATGGGCTACTATTGGTAGATATGTTGATTTATATGTTTATGCTAAAAATATTGAAACAGCATTAGAACTAAATAAAGATTTATATGATTTTATTCATAGAAATCATTTATTAGATGAATAAAATTATTTACAAATATTAGATAATGTGTTATAATAATTATAGTTAAGTGAAAGTGAGGAAATTAAATGAATTTTTTAACCATTCCTAATGAATGTCCTATTTGTGGGGCAACATTGATTAGAGAGAAAAAGAATAAATCAGAAATGTTGATTTGCCCTAATTCTAATTGTGGTTGTAAATTAGAGGGTAAATTATTAAATCTCTTTGGTACTAATGGATTAGATATTGAATCTATTTCAGTTAAAACTGTAAATAAGTTAATTGAATTAGGTTGGCTTACAAAAATGAGTGATGTATTTAGTCTTAAAAATCATAGAGATGAATGGATTAATATTGACGGTTTTGGAGAAAACTCCGTTGATAAAATTCTTGAAGCACTTCCAACATCCATTGAATTATGGAGAGCAATCGCAATTTCTGGAATTTCAGGAATTGAAAAGGCAACTGCAAAAGTAATTGCAAAGGAATTTAAGGATTGGAAAGATTTTAGAAATGCCATTGATACTAATTATGATTTCACTAGAATTTCTGGAATTGGTACTGTAACTGCTAATTCAATTTTAGAATTTGATTATACTGAAATTGATGATGTTATGTGCTATTTAACTATAAAAGAAGAAGTTGTTGGTGGAAAATTAGATAATCAATCATTCTGTATTACAGGTAAGTTATCTATGAAGAGAGATGACCTTGTAAAAATTATTGAACAGAATGGTGGAAAATTTGCATCTGTCAATAAGAATTTAACATATCTTATCTGTAATGATAAGGACTCAAATTCTGGTAAGTCTAAAAAAGCAAAGGATTTAGGAGTTACTGTTATTACCGAAGATGAGTTTATGGACTTAATTAAATAAAGAATTTTTAATTGGTGTATTGATTAATTTCGATACACCTTTTATTATGGAATAAAAAGGGGGAAAATTATGAGATTGTATAATTATACTTCATTAAAAAATAGAGAGGCTAAAATTTATAATGTTGGTGGTTATAATTTAGCAGGTGGTATGTCTATTGAATTTTTAAAAGTAGTAGGACCATTTGCAGGAATTGGAATTGTTTTAGGTATGATTTTAGGACTACCATTTGGTTTTAGTTTTTTCAATGTATTTAGTGAAAACTTTCATTGGCAATGGACAGTATTATGGTTAGCATTAGGTATTGGTACAGGTTGTTGTTTATGGTATATTCAATTTGCAGGTTATAGATTATATCAATATTTAGCAGCATATTTCAAACCAAAGAAAGTATATATGAATGATTTTAGAACTACAGAGTTTAAATTAACAACAGTAAAATTTAAAGGATTTGTGAAAAATATTTTATAGGGGGTAAATTATGGCTAAAAAAGATACAGCACCAAATTCAAATACATTAAATCAAAATAATATAAGTATTATTGGAGATAATATATTATTTAATAATGGTGTAATTACAGCATTTTATATTATACCATTAACAAATTATTCTACTGCATCTCCACCAGGTATTCATAATTCA